ACTTGCAGACATTAATAGTTCGGTGGAAAATGATAATGCTGAAAATCAGAATACCCCCCGCATGTCCAAACTGTAACAAACCTATTTCTTCCTCAATAGCTCAACGTGTCCGAGAAAGAGGGCGCGGCAACAGGGTCGGTCCAGTCCAAGATCATCCAGCGCCTTCCCGGCTGCCGTTTTGGTCGTTACGGTTGACAGATATTCCAGTTCTTTCGGGTCTCCTCCGTATTCTTTCACCTTGTCCACGTAGAGCTGCCATTTCCCCGCAACGATGCGATTGCAAGTATAACACCGGATAGGAATGATCATTTGATTAGTATACACTCCTTTTGTGCGGTTCCATTTTCTGCGTGTATCGTAAATGAAGGTTCTAGCAATACTAGTACTTGTGGCAATTTTGGCCGTGCTACACTTGTCGGGTGCTCTGTACGCTAAAAATCCAGTATTTGTCCAGCAGGATAACGATGTTCGCGAATCGCAGAGTGTGTTTGATACCATAGATCTGCGTCAGGCGAGTGGTGGACCGGGATTTGAGGCACCTCGAATGCTAAATCCCCCCGATGTTATCCCTCCTCTCCTAAAATACCCTCCTACCGCAGAGACGCTCCGGAGTATGTGTGGGTAAACGTCACCAGATCTTCTCTAGCTCCTGAGTTGACCAGAACTCCGACTTTCCATCGGGCATCCGGCGGTGTACCAGAAAGGGGAGGCGCTGTTCCAGAATCTCCTTCTCGGCAACCTTCCATACAAAGAGAGGGTCTCCAGGAAGAATGCCTTCCAGACTCACCAGAGGACGGGCACCGTCTGCTAGCTGTTGCGCACGTGTGGCAAGCAGAGCGGTGTACTCGTATTTCGAATAGTACCGCAACGTCTTTCGCTCGTCTAGAGTGACCTCCTTTCGATCGACCGGGCGCACCTCGGGATGGTTAACAAGACTGTCGGTACGTAGATTCTGCATTACTGAGCATCCTTACAAAAAGTCGCGTCCGTTTTCCAAATGGACTCTAGAAAGTTCTGTCGATGCATAAAATCCGTGCGAAAAACACGTAGAGAGAAGGCAGCCATAGCAATCTGCGTAAAGAGTGTACTGCAGAGTCGAGGGAAAACGTTGAAGAAGTTCAGGTGTCGCAGAAAGGCATTCCTGTTGACACAGAAACGTAAGGGAGGTTGTATTTGCGATCACTGACGTTGAGAACGAGTGAACTGCATACTATCTCCTACAAGAGTCTTCTCGCGCTCCTCCACAATAAACGAGTAACACTCTGACATAGGGCGTCCGGTTGCAGCAAACTGAGATAATAGGGTCTGTAGCTTCTCCTTGGAGAGAGACCATGCCTTCTTCCACTCTCCAGGACGCTGAATTCGAATATACGAATCGTCTGAGAGATCCATCTTGTGAAAGTTTGCATACTCGGGCTTCTCAAAGAATGACTGAAGTTCCTTCTCTAGCTCTCCCCGAGTGTCTCGCATATCTGTGAGGTTCTTATTGATCAGCTTGATAGACGAGTCAAGCTCACGGTACTTGCGGATAACGTTCAGAAGTTCGGTGGTCGCCATGATGTGCCGTAATCTGTCTTAATAAGACAATATCCGTTTTTAATAATGTCATTTGACCCGTCTGAGATTGAACGGCTTCGTGAAGTATATAATAGAGAGAAAGGAGGAGCACAAATACCCGCGGGAAATCCTCAGAAGGTATGGAGAGCTCTTCAGGAACGATTTCATGACGAGTGTAGGACAGGGGCATCCTCATGTATCATAACGAATATGATGCAGAAACCCAAGGCTCCCGAGTCTTGGAGTGTGAATCGGTATGAATGGCTTTCGTCCGACGATATCTCTGCTATCGAAAAGCAGTATACTAAGCTCTTCGACGGGTATACGTTCCTGGGATGCATTCCAATTGATTTCGATTTGAAAGACGAGGTTGGAAAGTGTATTGTTAGTACACTGTGTTCCACTCAACTGCAGAAGTTGTTTGAACAGGGAAAGGATCGTATTGGCATTGTCTTCAATACTGATCCGCACGATGGTCCGGGAGAACACTGGATTGCGCTGTTTGCCGATATTCGTCCGGAACTAGAGTACGCTCGTATAACATACTTTGACTCGTATGCACAGAAACCAGAGAAGGAGATTCAGGTATTGATGCATCGCTGGAAGGAGCAATGGGATTCCACTGGCATCCATTCCAAACCAACGGAACTAACATACAATCAGACTCGTCATCAGTTCAAGGACACTGAATGCGGAATGTATAGTCTCTATTTCCACTACTGCTGTTTGACTGGAACCCCTATGAATGCCCGTATTCCCGATGACGTAGTTAATAGTCTTCGAGACCTGTTGTTTCGTACGAAATGAAAGCTATGATACTCCATAATGGAGTTCCCTGCGTGGCTAATCTATCTCCTTGGAGGCATCGTCCTTCTGATTACAGCCTACAGTGTATACGTGATGTTACGTCCAGCTCCCCAAGCTGCACTTGATAAGGCGATCGGCAGATTCTCAGCGTATACTGATGTTGTAAAACTGGCTCCGCTAGGTTGCCCTGCACCAGGAGACCTTCGTATCTGCGACTACTATGTCGCTGCATCTGCATACTCAGTATTTCCAGCAGATACTGTTTCAGACTATGTTTCAGATGCAGTCCTAGCACTAGTTATCAAATCAGGGGCGCGTATGGTTGAGCTTGATATCTATTCGGATGAACAGGATCAGCCAGTGGTAGGACTCAAGAACCAGAATCTGGGATACGACTATTCCTACAACAATATCCCGTTTCAAGCATGTTGTGTGGCAATTGGAAATACAGCGTTCACTGCAAGTGAGACACCCCTTGCTACAGATCCCTTCATTCTATCGCTAGTTTTCCACACGGAAAAGACCGTAACTCTGGATGCAACTGCAGACGTCCTAAAGAATACCCTCCGTCGCTACATGTTGACACCCGAGTATTCCTATCAGAGACGCGATATGTCTGCCGAGCCGATGTGCACAATCAAGGGCAAGATTCTTCTGGTATCCGGCGGTAACCTAACAGGAACAAAGATGGAGGAGTTGGTTAACCTCTCGTGGAGTAGTTCAAACCTTCGACGGCTGACATATATGCAGGCATCCCAACCGTATGATCACGATGAACTAATAGACTACAATCGTCAAAAGATCACCATGGTTGTGCCAGATGCAACATTCTCACTCAAGAACTCAAATCCCGAGATTCTTTTTGCGTATGGGTGCCAGTGGAACATGGTATCCTATGGATCCGTCGATCGTATGATGGAGTTCTATATCGGACACTTCCGAGAACGTAGTTTCGTAGAGAAGCCGGAAGCACTGCGATTCAAGAAGAAGACGTATACGAAGCCAACTCCTCCTGATCCGGGTCTCTCGTTCCAGCCGAAGAATCTGAAGACACCGGTATTCAATCTGACACTGTAATTTCTGTTTGTCTAACAATGAAGACCTGGGTGTGGCTTAGTGCTCTTTTTACAGTTCTACTACTTGTATTGGTTATGATGCGTTCACGTGAGACATTCTCGGGACCGTGTCAGTACTCAGATATGAAGGCAAACACAAGTCTTTCTGGATGCAGCTTGGGATGCAAGACCTTTCCAACTCTCGAAGAGGCCCAAACTGCATGTTCGGCTGAACCAACGTGCGGTGGAATAACTCAACGTGGGGGTCAGATGATATTTGAGCTTCGTGCAGGTCCCGAGACTAAACCGTCTACGGCAGGAGAGTCATCGTGGGTCTGTAGTACTCCTGTTCCACCACCACCGGTTGCTAGTCCACCACCGGTTACGGCAACTCCGATGGCAGGTACACCTGAACCAGTTTCTCCACCTACAGCACCTGCCACGATTGTTCTACCCTTCAATACAGGTGCCGGAACTTACCTGCTCCGACCTATGAGATAATTTTCAAGTATCTCATACCAGTAATGAAGCAGCTGTTATATGGCATCTTGATACTTGCTGTAGCAGTATTCCTCTTTTACACCAAAGAAGGGTTTGGAGGATTTAACGTGGGGGCCCCAGATCCCTGGGGAATAGGTTCAAAATTTTCCAAGATGCCTCCCCCACCACCTCCCCCACCTCCCCCACCTCCACCAAACCCCTTTGCGAACTCGTGGGGAGTAGGTAGTGTTCCTGTAGTTCAAGCTATTCCCAGAGCCCCTGCACCAATTCCAGCCGGATGCTCTGCCGGAGTTGAAGGAGGGGTTGCGTATCCAACATGTCTACCTGGCCAGGTAATAACTGGTGGAACTATACGATATGGAAAATGGGATGGAACAGATACGCCTCGAGAGAAAACTGTACCCATCCCCGACATCTGCAAGGGACTGAACAACTGCGCTGTTAGCATAAACAACCAGTCTATGGGAGGCGATCCGTATCCCAATGTGTTCAAGCAGTTTCTCGCGTGTCCGACATGTTCAGCTCCTCCTCCTGCAGCTCCAGCGCCCTCAATGGTAAGCTCTGCCTACGCCGCCTCTTGCACAAAGTGTACACTCGTGAATAATCAGTTATCTTGTTCGTGCGACGTGACCCCCCGTTAAAATTTTAGTGCGTTCATTCAAACATGTCAAGATGGATGAGCCTCGTAATGAAGACTAAGCGCGCACACCGTGGGATGTCCCTCTCCCAGGCCATGAAGATGGCGAAGAAGCACTACAAGAAGGGCGGTGGCGACGAAATGGGTAGCCCGGAGGGTGGTCGTCGCAAGACTAAGCGCCGCGGTGGTGGTCTCTCCCCGCTTCCCCTTGGAGTTGGTGGCCGTCGCAAGACCCGCAAGTTCCGCTTCTTCTAAGCGTGTAATGTAGAATTTCTACACAACATGAAATACAGACCTGTTTTTCGTGTTGGACTGGAAAATCCTTTTTGTTGTCCTGAAATAAACCATGGCCGGAGGTCTGCTACAGCTTGTCGCCTACGGTGCTCAAGATGTGTATATCTCGGGAAACCCCCATATCACGTTCTGGAAGATCCTTTACAAGCGTCACACCAACTTCGCTATGGAGGCATTCCGTGTCAACTTTACAGGTGCTCCCGCCTTCGGACAGCGCGTCGTAGCGGTAGTGAACCGCAACGCTGATCTGATTGGTCGCACGTATTTGGAGATCAAGCTTCCTGTGAGGAATACTGAGGGGACTAAGATAGATTCTGGTTTCTGGAACAATTCCCAGGATCGGCTTGGATACAATATGATAAAGCAGGTCGAGGTTGAAATCGGTGGTCAGATTATTGATCGTCATTATGGAGAGTGGTTGTATATATGGGAGGCTCTTACTGCTACAGCAGACGAGAAGCAAAAACTGTATACCATGCTTTCTGCGGACGTTGTTGATGATTATGCTGGTAGCCGGGGGGTACTATACGTCCCTCTCCAGTTCTGGTTCTGTCGCAATCCCGGCCTTGCATTGCCTCTCATCGCACTCCAGTATCACGAGGTTCGCTTTAACGTGACATTCAATGATGTCGTGAATGTGATTAAAAATGAGAATTCTAACCCCTTTAGAGGTACCTCGGTGGGCGCTGGAAGGGTTAACTTGTGCCCTACTCAATTTGACGCGTCTCTGTACATCGACTATGTCTATCTTGACACAGAAGAGCGTCGTCGTTTTGCCCAGCAGAGCCACGAGTACCTGATCGAGCAACTTCAGATCAATCAGGAGTCAATAACCCACCCGAGCTCTCGCATTGATCTCACGTTGAATCACCCTGTCAAGGAGCTTGTATGGCTGTTCCAGGATGCTCGTCTGATTGACTGTTCGAATAACCAGACGGTTGGGGTATTCCGGTATTCCGACATTGTAGACCGATGCCGTCTCCAACTGAATGGGCAGGACCGCTTTGAGGAGCGATATGGGGACTATTTCTGGAAGGTACAGCCCTACCAGCACCATTCTGGAAACCCGGGTTATAACGGGGATAGTTTGATAAACGTATATTCCTTTGCGCTCAAGCCCGAGGAGCACCAGCCGTCTGGCACCTGCAACTTTTCTCGCATTGATAATGCCACCCTAGTATTCGACAGTCGTACAACCGATCTCTGGGGAGAACGTCTCGACAATGACGATGACGATAACTGCTACCCCACTAAGGAGACCCCGCACAACTTCACTCTCTACGCTGTGAACTACAACATCCTCCGTATCATGAGCGGTATGGGCGGTCTTGCCTACAGCAATTAAATAGCCATTCTAGACAATGGAATACCTGGAGTGGACACCAGTTGTACAAGGAAGCGTTGCAGATTGGAAGGCAGCAAATCCCGATGCAACCGAGTGCAATCTTTCGTACAGAGACGACATCACCGCAGATGACATCAAGTTACTGGCAGGCATTAAGAAACTAGCTATTAGGGGTTGTGGACAACTAGGAGATGATGCTATCCAGCATCTAGCTGGCATCAAGAGTTTGGACATTGGGGGTCTTGAAAAAGTAACTGATGCAGCATTTCCAAGCCTAGCCGGTATAAAGTCTCTACGCGGAACCGGACTTCTAATAACTGATCAAGCGATTACGCACCTGGCTGGTATTGAGGTTCTTGTAATACCGTATTGTGGGCAAATAACGGGCTCAACATTCAGTGCTATAAAAGGCGTTCGTGAGCTTAATTGTAGTTGATGTAGAGTAAATGATGAGGCAATTCAGGCAA